CCCATACTATAAAACTTCTATTTTGATAAATGCTTTAGAAGTAGACCCGGCCATACAGCGTGAAAATCAGGAGGACATACTACGTGCCCTTTTTTCTTTTTATCGGATGGGGAAACCTTCTAAAAAGGGGAAACCATGTAAAGATATTCCGTATCGCTTCGACTTTGACATGGATCTTATTTATGCAGCATTTATGCAACAATACCATATTGATTTGCTGACCGTGAATTTACATTGGTATGAATTCAAAAGCTTATTTGACGGATTAACTGAAAACACACAGTTAATAAAGGTTATCGGTTATCGAACAACAGAAATTGATAAAATGCCAAAAGAGCAACGGAAAGAAGCGTTACGCTTGAAAGAGTTTTGGAAGATTCCGAATGATTTTATGTGTCAAGAGAATGATAGGACCCCACAAGAAATTGAGGCTGAATTACTTGCACGTAAAGAGGCGGGTGATAAGCATGGCTACAAATGATGGAGAGATCATCATTGAATTGCAACTCCAACAGGATGATTTTGAGAAGAGATTAAATGCAATCGAGCATAAAACGCAATCCTTTGGTTCAAGCATAAAGCGAACTGTTGCAGCGCTTGGGCTTGGAAAAATTGCAAAAGATTTCGCCTCTGCAGGTATCAGTTTTAACGCTAGTATCGAGCAATATCAGACCTCATTTGAGGTCATGACTGGATCCGCTGAAAAAGCTGCACAAATAACACAACAGCTGAAGCAAATTGCAGCTAATACACCGTTTGAGCTGCCACAGCTAGCAGATACGACACAGCTACTCATGAATTATGGTTTCACCGCAGATGATGCAATGAAAAAAATGCAAATGCTCGGTGATATATCACAAGGGTCTGCGGACAAGATGACACGTATAGCTACCGCTTACGGTCAAATGTCTTCAGCCGGTAAGGTAAGTCTGGAAGATGTAAAACAGATGATAGAGGCAGGTTTTAATCCATTACAAGAAATCAGTAAGAGCACAGGTGAATCTATGGCCAGTCTTTATGACCGTATATCTGACGGTTCGCTTTCTGTTGATGAGATAACTGCTTCTATGGAACGTTCTACATCAGCAGGCGGTAAGTATTTTCAGTCAATGGACAAGCAGTCACAAACATTGAATGGTAAGATTTCTACATTAAAAGATACATTTAATGAATTTGCAGGAAAAGCGATGCAGGGGCTTAGTGATGTTTTGTCTAATACGGTTATTCCTGCACTTACCGGTGTCTTATCACATAGCGATGAAATCATGGCGGTTTTGAATGCTTTGTTACCTGTTATTGTAGCTGTAGGTTCTGCATTCGCTGCTTGGAAAATAGTGAATTTCATTCAAGATATCCCTAAAATGGTAGGAAGTGTAAAAACAGCAATACTTGGTGTAAACGCGGCTTTAGCAGCGAATCCGGTGGGAGCAGTGATTGCCGCTATCTCAGCACTTGTCGCAGTGTTCCTTTATCTATGGAATACCTCTGAGGAATTCCGGCAGTTCTGGACAGATATGTGGAACGGCATTGTAGAATGGTTCTCCGGTATCATAGAAAGCATAGTCAATTTCTTTACAGTGACGATACCGGAAGCATGGGAAACTTTTAAAATGAATTTGCAAGAATTATGTGACAGCATCGTTCAATGGTTCCAGGATGCATGGAACAGTGTCATAGCTTTCTTCACAGAAACGATTCCGGCGTGGATCCAGAGTGTGATCGACTGGTTCAATCAATTACCGTATAACATTGGTTATATGGTCGGACAAATCATTGGCCATTTCATCCAGTGGGGCATCGATCTGAAGAACTTCGTTACTGAAGATATTCCGGCATTCATAAACTCGGTAGTAGAATGGTTCAAGTCATTACCAGGAAAGATATGGGAATGGTTGAAGAGCGCCTGGGAGAAAGTCAAGACCTGGGGAAGCAATATATATACCAGTGCAAGAGATTGGGTATCAAAAACAATTGATAGCGTTGTCGATTGGTTTAGGTCTCTGCCAGGAAAGATTTGGACATGGCTCACAAATGCAGTGTCTAAAGTAAGGGACTGGGGTTCTAATTTATGGAACACTGGTATCAACGCCGCAAAGCAGCTCGTGGATTCTGTTGTCCAGAAAGCAAAGGAATTGCCTGGCAAGATGGTAGATATCGGTATAAACCTTATCAAGGGGCTGTGGGAAGGTATAGGAAGTGTAAAGGATTGGATCTTGGATAAGATCAGTGGATTCTGCGATGGAATCGTAGATGGTATGTTGGATTTCTTCAATATAGGTTCACCGTCCAAACTGATGCGGGATATGATTGGTAAATGGTTACCACCAGGTATTGCCGTGGGATTTGAATTGGCAGCCCCAAAAGCTTCCAAAGATATGACCAAAGAAGCTGGCAAAATGGTAAAAGACATTCAAGGTCAGTATGATGCATCTATTGGAGGATTTACATTGGAAAACCAACTCAATGTCGCAAAACAGGCAACGATAACGAACGCGTTCCCAAAGACTATGCAGCTAGTACGTAATGGTGTTAATGAGTTTAAATTCGTATTGGATAACGGTGCAGAAGTTGCGCATTGGCTTGCACCTGAAATGGGTGTTGAGCTTGCAGAGCTTAGATAGGAGGGTGTGATATGCGAATAAACAACAAACGGATGGAACGATTCCATATGAGAGTAAATTCCTTTACATATCAGCCCTATGCAGTAGAGCGTGAGGTCTTTCAGCCGGAGCGCTCCCTGCGGCCTGTTCTTGGAAAAAGAGTGCTGACGCCGAAGAGTATGCAGCTGATAGCCGAGTTTCGCAGTAAGAAGGATATATCTGATTTTCTGGCAGAGCTATTGAACCATGAAGAGAACATGATCGACATTGAAGATGGATTCAAATATCGGTGCTATCTATCCAAACTGAGCCAACCCGTAGATGAATACTGGCAGGGCTGGTACAGGGTGACGATCCCGTTGTCCGTCATACAGGAAGGAAGCAGACGCCAGTTGTTACTTAGTAAGGCGGAAAACCATATCGTTGTCGCAGGTAATTGGCAAACAGAATGTGTGTATGAAATAACGCCAATGGCAGCTATGGATTCCTTCACTATTGACGGGCATACCATCCGGAAGCTGTATGCAAACAGAACGGTCTATTTCGATGGTGAATTGAAAAAAGTTTATACAGATACAGAGCCGAATAAATATCCGGATTGTACGCTGAAACAGAACAGCTTTCCTACATTGGATCCGGGAAGTCAAAAAATCAGTATGAGCAGTACATCTGTAAAAGTCGTATTGAAATA